TCGAACTGGCACGTTGCCGAAGCCTCTTTGATAACTGCATCGAATTGGTTGTTTCCTACGCCACCAGCGTTGGCCGTCGTAATAACGGCGCCACTAGGGCCACCACCATCGAAAGTATTTCTGGCCATGGATTACGTCTGCTCTTTGAAGAAGACCCGAAATTCCCCTACTGATCCCCAGAAGTATCGCAGAGTGCTACTCGGCAGCATATTCGTGGAGAGTTGAGTCTTGAATTTGCAATACTTCCCACGCTGAGCCGAAGGGATAGTGACCGCACCGCCCGCGACAACCGTCAACCCATCGGGACCACCACTGGTAAACGAATAGTTGTAGTCAATAGTTACAATGGGAGTGAAGACTGCTCCGTTGTCAATGTTGACCCTCGCGCTGGAATAGTGATTCGCGAAGACCTGCACTCCATAGGCAGTGAACCAAATTTCCGCCTTGGTTGCCCATCGAGGAACGGGAACAATCCAACTTGCGGTGAGTGGCCAATCCCTCCACGCGCCAACGCTGCCACTGGTAAAGTCATCGACAGCGGGGTTAACTGTCTGAGGGAGGATTCGAGTATAGAAAAACTCGGGGTTATCGAGAACCGGTGCACCTTCAACAGGAGGAATGGAGATAGGTGGCCCAGGAGGTGGACAAGGTCCTACCTTTGTGCGTAGGGAAACAATCATAGCGTTGGTAATTGTCGATGTGAATGCCGGGATATCAATACGGGCCAAGGTGATACCCGACCACGAATTGCCAAGGTCTCTGATAGAGCGGGTAGTGGACGGGACTCCCTTAACGACAACGATGTTTCGATAAGGTCCGGTGTCGTTGCTCGGGGGAGCGGTCCACGGTTCTCCCGCTACGTGGTTATCCTCGATCCTCAGGATGATAAGGTCGGATCTTGCGGAGCCTGTATTGTTGGGATCGATGGCGACGGTAACAGCATTACCATATTTACCTAAATAGGATTCATAGGTCTGACCCAAGCCACGGGCGAGGACAACATAGCCACCGGGATTGACCTGAACAGATCCACCAGGAGTAGTCAAGGCTTGGACCTGAAGATCGTTAGCTCCCATGGTGCCCTCGTTACCTCCGAAGGCGGCCCAAGGAATCATCCTAGCGTGCTCAATAGCGTTATCCGCACCACCTCCCACGGCCCACGGAACGCCTGGATTGGCAGTAGGTGAAGTCACGGGCTAATCTCCTTACCACGTTGTCCAGGCATTACGCCAACTCGTGGATAGATACGCAGTTCCTGTAACGTCTCGCCCACGCAGCACAATCTGATTCGTTCCGGGTGGAAGAGTTTGCATACTCACTCGGCGAGAGTCTTGGGTAAATCTTCCTGCGACGTTAACAGACCCATTCATAAGGATCTTCCTCGCCCAAGGTCGGGGATCAATCTCTAGATAGTCGTACTGACCAAGGACAAAATCAGGCGCCGTCTTAATCTGGTAGTAGTTGACAACGTCAATAATGGGGGCGACGATGGGTCCATGGATATAGCTCAGCATCCAGGTATCGGTATTCCCACCCACTAAGACAATGTCTTCTCCCTGGGAAGTGATAGTGCTACTCGCAGGGAATTCCAAAGGAAACTCAAAGCCTCCGCCAACAGTACCGGGGGCAATATTGATAGTGTTGTTGCCCCACTCGGCATCGTAAAACTTGTGGGTAGACATTTGAAAATCGCAGGTAACGGGAATCCACCCGGAGTCCACTCGACCTGTCGTAGGCTCAATACGTCGGGGACGACCATAGGCAATCTTGACTTGCCCATGACGATTCATCACTAGCTGAGAGACAGAACCATTTTCCAGTCGGGAAGGTCCGACCTGAGTATCCTCGGTGAACCACGCTGCTTCCATATTGGAATACAAATCGTGGGCTGAGACAGTATCGGTAGAAGAGGTACGAATATTAATATCGAAAGAGATCAGCCTTCCGCGGAGGAAATCCTTACCGAATGCTAGGCCGTCGTCGCGAGCATTAGGCAAGTCTTGAGTTTCCACGTCAGGACTGCCAAACGATGCCTTGGTCACTAAAACCTTGGTGCCTCTTCCGAATGAGAAGCCATCGCCGAGGTCTAGCGGTGGGTTGACCAATTCATAGCCGAGGTCAGGCGGAAGGATCATCGAGGACTATACCTACCCTTCGCGCTGACCTTCTTTCGGAAGGCAATCTCATTAGCCAACTCACGAACCGTTGCACCCTTGGGAAGCGTGATGTGATAAACGTCGCCACCACCAGGAGATGTGGTATGAGTGGGGTGGAACATTTCACTGAGGATCTTAATAAGCTCGTTGAAATCTTGGGTCTGTCCCGAGGATAGAATGCGCTCAGCGTAACCACTGGTATTGAGAGGCCGCATACCAGGGCGGAGCATACCCCCTCTATCAAAGGGCCCTTGGAGTCGGGGGTCAACACCGGCCGGGGATAGATTCTGCGCGCCCGGTACAGCGGGAGGTGTAGCAGCCGCCGCCACGGTAGTAAACATATTGGAAAGCTTGGTCTTGAGGGTATCAAGAACCTTATCAATCAAAGCGGTAGAGCTACCCGCAATAGCGGTACCAATGGCACTCGCCAAACGAGGCATAGCGGAGTAGTTCTTTAGACCATTGAATAGAGCGGTTGCCCTATCTCCAACCTGACTCCACCACGATACGGATTGAGCTTGCGCAGTAGTGCCCGGGGCAACAGTGGCACCAGCAGAGCCCGTAGCCAAAGGAGCACCGGGAGGGGGAACGGGTCCACCCGCTTGGAACCGAGGAAGAGAATTAAGCCAGCCAAGATTACGTTGGGCAACAGATGCAGGGACAATGTATTCCCCAGCGGAAACCCTCGCGAGAACAGAGTCAGAGGTCCCCGTTCCCGGACCCTGCACCACACCACCCACGGCATACGTAGGAATCTGAGCAATGGGAGCGGCAGTGAGGGAGGGAGCGCCAATCCAACCCATGACCTGATTCCAAGCGCTGAGGATTCCCTGGTTCATAACGACGTTGATAACCCAGTTAATAGGCTCGGCGAAGAAGTTCGCTACCGCACGCCAAGCCTTACCAATTCCATCGGCTGCTTCCTGGATTCGCTGCTGACACCAGGGACCAAACTCAGAGAACCTTTGCTTAACATTGTTCATAAAGTCGTCGGTGATGCGCTGGAATTCAGTCCAGAAGTTATTCCAACCCTGAGTGATTCCAGTAGTAGCATTACTAATCAGTGAAGAGATAGCGTCGAAGGCAGTCTGAATGGCACTGCGGTTATCTTCACCACTAGTTTGGGTCTTTCCAGTAAAGGTGGACCAGAACTGATCCCACCCTGTTTGCAGCTCTTGACTCTTGGTATCAAGGTAAGACTTGATACCATCGAGCATAATCGTCCAAGCGTTTTGGGTATCGGTAGTTCCGCCGTCGGCCCGAGACTTAAAGCCATCCCAAAATGTATTCCACGCTGCCGTAATGGCCTGGTCCCACTCGGTGTACTTTGCCTTGAGACCATCAAGGTTGGTACCAAAGACACCCGCAACTGCCGTCCAGAATCCCTCGGCGATTGTCCTCAGGCCATCGCCGAACTGAGTCCAGTTTCCGGTGAGAAGTCCGGTAGCTGCGGTGAAGACACCAGAGACAGCCTTGAGACCACCGTCGACAATTCCCAACAGCCTGCCGAGAACGTCTGTAATAATCGGGCCCATCGTCTGCCAGAACTGAAGCCAGTAAGGAGCGACGGCGCTGAGGAATTGCAAGAAAGCTGGAATGAGTTGGCCGGTAATGGTATCTGCGAGAGGTACCAACCAAGGCTTGATATTGTCTTCGTAGCCCTTCTTCCAAGACTCGAAGACGGGGATCATATTGTCTCTAATGACGGCAACCAGGTTATCAAACGCTGGCTTGATCTTCGTCTCAAAGTTCGTCTTAATGACATCCCATATGGGTTGCCATTCAGCTTTGAGCCAGTCGACAAATGCGCCCATCTTGGTCTTGGCGTCATCACTCTTACTCGCCAAGTAAACAATGCCTGCTGCTGCGGCAGTAAGGGCACCAATGCCCAAAGCTACCGGTCCACCGGCACCCAAAATGAGGGCAGTCATAATTGACGTTAAGCCAACAGCAATAGCTCCCAACATTCCCGGGGGGAGACTATTGAGGAATTGGAGGGCAGCAATCAAGCCCTGCAAGATGGGGCGACCGAAAGGCTCCAAGTCTCGAATTAGGTTCTTCAGGAAGATACCCACCTGAACAAGGAAGTCCCACAGAAGCTTAAGGTCTACCTTGACATCCTTGAGCCACTGCTGGAAAGCGGGGTCGCCAGCCAGGTTGTTAGCCCACTTATTAAATTCTTGCAGACCCTTAACGATGGCGTCGAGAATCCAGTCCGCTAGGGGTTGGAAAGCTACAACGAGTCCCTTGATTCCACCGAGAAGATTAGATGTTGCTGCGAAGACCTTATCGAGGGTGGGGCCAACATGCTGCGAGAGGAAGTCAACAAAGTTCTTCCAGTCGGTAGTACCGAAGTAAGTCTGAAGACTGCGACCCATTCTCTCTAGGGATGCTGCGGTAGCATTGACCAGAGGATCTAGGGTATTGAGCGCGGCAGTCCCAGCGTCAAAGACGGCGGCAAAGGCGCCCCCCACTGCGGGAGAGGTTCGGTCAACGAGCCCTTGATAGGATGCCTTGAGCCTATCGAGAGCATCTAAAGCCTTTTGCATACCGGGGAGAAGCTTCTGAGGCATCTCGCCCAAGGCATTGTTGTAATCGCGCTGGGCATTAACCAAGTCGCGAGTTGCCGCTGCAATTTGCTTCTGATTTTCCAGAGCAATTCTTGCAGCTTCCTGCTGAGCTTCCGCCACTGCCTTTTGTGCATCAGCGACATCACGCTGACCATCTAATGCAGTTTGTGCAGCTTCCCTTTGAGCCCTAGCAACTTGTTCCTGAGCATCTGCAAGCTTCTGCTGACCATCTAAAGCTGTCTGAGCTGCCTCTGCTTGAGCCTTAGAAATTTCCTGCTGGGCTCTTTGGATTTGTTTCTGACCGTCGAGAGCCGTTTGGGTAGCCTCGGCTTGCGCCTTAGCAACATCCTCTTGTGCTTTCTGAACGCTCTTTTGACCGTCTAGAGCGGTCTGAACAGCTTGCTGCTGGCTCTTAACTACATCCTGTTGAGCCTTTTGAATATCTCGCTGTCCATCGAGCGCGGTCTGAGTAGCATCCTTTTGTGCTTTAAGGACTCCCTCTTGGGCATCCGCTATAGCGCGCTGACCGTCTATAGCTACTTGAGACGCTTCTTTTTGAGCCTTAATAATACCCTGTTGGGACGCTTGAATCTGGCGCTGACCATCGAGGGCAGTCTGAGCAGCCTCTTTACGTGCGTCCGCTACATCTTTCTCAGAGGCTTGGATATCCTGATTAGCATCAGCAACTTTCTGCTGTGCGTCCCGTACTCCCTGAGATCCCTCAATACCAGACTTAGCGTATTCGTCACTCTTTTTCTTAAGATCATCCAGGCTTTCCCTGGACTCATCCAAGGACAGCTTTGCCTTGCGAACGTCAAGGTCGAGTTGGTGAAGTTCCTTACCACTCGTACCCTTGGCAAGTGCTGCGTTATATTTCTCCTGCGCGTCTTGCAGGTCAATCATTGCCTGCTCTTCGGAAAGGGCTGCCCCCCGAAGAGAAAGCTTAAGGTTTTCTAGTTCCTCAACCGCATCCTTACGCGCTTGGTTCAGGTCTTCCTGAGCGCGCTTAGCGGCCTCTTGAGTCCTGGTGAGAGACTGCTCTGCACTCGCAACGCGATCCTGTGCCGAAGCATTAGAACGGGCTACGTCCTCAACAGTCCTAGCTAAATCTTCCCTAGCCGCAGCGACTCGTTCCTCAGCGGCTATTTCATCTTGTGCGGCAGATTCAACTGCTCTTGCTAAAGTCTTACGCGCGTCAGCAATGCGTGCCTGGGCATCCTCATTAGCTCTAGCGGTTGCCTCAATGGTTCTTTGCAGAGATTCCTGCGCCGCAACGACTTGCTCTTCTGCTTGTGCATCACTCCTAGCGGCCTGCTCAATAGTATCTGAGAGGTTCTGTCTGGCATCGGCGACTCGCTGTTGAGCCGATACATTAGCTCTCGCTACTGATTCAACAGTATCAGCTAAGTTTTGCTCAGCATCTCCAATTCGTTGTTGGGCAGCCAGATTATCTCGGGCTACGGATTGGGTAACCTGGGCCAGGTTCTTTCGAGCGTCCGCAACCCTTTCCTCGGCTGCTACATCGGCTCTAGCAGCAGCTTCGGTAGTTCGAGATAATTGTTCCCTGGCATCGGCAACGCGCTTCTCAGCCTGCTCATTTTGATGAGCAGCGTCATCGATTGTCTGAGATAATCTTTCCCGAGCCTGGCCGACCTGATCATAGGCAGCCGAAACTGCCTTGGTAGCGTCCGCAGACTTTTGAGCGTGCTGACTGATTGTCTTAAAGACACTGGCACCGACGAGACCAAAGGCACCCAAGCCAGCGGCAGCGATTCCGAATGCACTACTGAGCCCACCGAGTAACCCTATGAGACCACTAATGGCAGGCGCGCCAACAGTCAGAAGGAGAGGGAGCGCAGCAATTAAAGCGCGAGCCTGGCTACCGGCACCACTAAAGCCAGATGAGACTCCTCTGAGTGAGCCTTGTAGCTGATCAAGACTACTTCTATCAATGTCGAGTCTGACCTTGATAGTGGGTCTAAAGGCTAATAACTCAGCACGCAGTCGAGTGAGATCGGATCGATCAAAGTCGAGACCTACCTTGATCTTTAACCTGAGGGAATCGACTCTTGCTCTAATGGCTTGGAGCGAAGAGTTGTCAAGGTTGAGAGAAACCTTGGCCCTGAGGTTAACGCTATTGACTCTTGCCCTTAGTGCTTGCAGGGAAGAGTTGTCAAGCTGAACTTTAACATTGACCTTGCCGGTAGCGCTATTGATTCGCTGCTTGACGGCCGCTAGTGAGGAGTTGTCAAGCTGTACCTTAACCGAGATCCTACCGACACTGCGGTTGATACGCTCTTTGACCGCGGTGAGGGAGGAGTTATCAAGGGAGACTCTGACCTTGATATCACCGACGGTACGGTTAATGCGCTCCTTGATTGCAGCGAGAGAGGAATTGTCGAGGGATACCTTAGCCTTGATATTCCCTGTGACGCGCTCAATCTCCTGCTTGATACGCGCGAGGTCGCCACGTTCTAACTTAGGGGTAATCTTGACTTCGAACTTTTGCCTGGCAAACTTCTCGGCGTCAGCCTTGGCGGCTCTAAGTCCATTGTTGAAAGAAGTTCTATCGAGGGTTAGGCGAGCTTCGATCGCTCCTGCGTTGAATGCGATTTCAACTCACCTAGCCCTCGTTACACCCTTTCAATGGGGACCAGTGCGCCTATATCCATATCGGATTGACCGCCAATATCCCCACCTGCAAGGGATGAGCCAAACTCACTAGAGGACGATGAGCCTGTCTTTCCCCCAGCGAGTTTGACTTTCCACTCGAAATACTGATTCATCCCTGACATATAGGCGTCTTGCTGCCACCACGTCAGGTCTTCCCATTCAGTTATGTCGTACCCGAGATAGCGCCGGGCATTGAACCACACTAAACACTGCGTAGGCGTTTCGGTGTAGAGCTGGTACCGGCGCTCGAAGCTTCCGGGGATAGCATGTTTTCCATGATATACCCGAAGAATGCCATAAACCTTGGCCAGGGAAGCAAATCAATGCTTTCAGGTAACGGATGACCCTGGCAGAATTCAGTAATGGCTTCCACCAGGATATCCGCCATCTTATCAAATGCCTCAGAATCGTCCAGCTTTTGGAAAGCCTGGGCAATCTCGTCAGGAGTATCCCCAATTTCCTCGTCGCTGCTTTGAGCAACATTTTCATTGTAGGCGGCAGAAATCTTCTTCATTGTCGCCTTGACGAGTGCTCTCGAAGGCTCGGGAACCACGCCCTTATCTTGAATGTAGTTCCCATCCGTACCACGAATGCCCGTCAAGTCGTATTCGACATCCGCGATGCTACTGGCATCGAACTTTGGCATGGCTTCCCTTCAATCACGGACCCATTACTGCGGTCATTTCCCTAATCTTCAGCTCACTGAGGGGATTCACCATACGGAAACTGACTGCGTAGAGACGCTGAGTCTCTGCACGGCGATAACTGGTCTCCACCTCTGCCACCGAGAGAACGTCGGGGAAGAGAACGCGGCGCCAGAATCCCTTATTGTTGACGGCTTCCATACCCAAGGTGAGGTGGGTCAGCTCAGAAGCAATGGCCAAATCGGAGATACCCGGAGTAGACACTGTCTTAGCTGTCGCAGTGATCGTACCGCCACCATAAGCGGTGACCATCGTTTCCAGAGTGTCTTCCGAAAGGGTCGCCTCGATGCGAGGGTCAAGGGTATTCGTGGCGACGTCGACCGGGTTAACCTGCTCCTCAATCGTAATGTCTGTCGTTTCACGAGTGAATCGCATCGTGACGCCGGACTCGGTGGCGCCTACAGGCTTCCACGCAACGTTACCCGTAACGGGAGCTGCCCAATCCCCACCCAAAGCAAGAGTATCTTGGGGAAGAGGAACAGGGGTCGTGGCGCTGTAAGCGGCAAGCCACAGAGCGGCCTGACCACGGAGAACATTTGCCCGCACATAGCGGGGAATGAAATCAACCATTATGAACCATCCTCAATAACCAGCAGCGAGATGCCACTTTCGGCCGCTGCCTCCTGTGCTGTCTTCAGCTCAGCAGAAGTGAGATCGGTTCCTTCTGAGGTAATAGTGGGGAACCCTTCCCCTTCAAAAGAACCAACAGGGAATGCGGTACGTACTGTGACGTTCCCCTTGCTGGTCTTGGGCGAAGGAGAGGGATTCGGTGTATCAGTCATTATGAAACCTGCCCGATATCCGTTGCTACTTGTGCATAGTAATTACAGGTAAAGATAAACCTAGACTGATCATCGGACATGGGGAACTGCACAGGGCCGCCACCCGTCCGACCGATGACGTCTACATATACATCATCCATAAAGAAACTCATGGACTTTGCGTCCACAAACTTACCCGTCAGGATGTCGTCTACTTCCTTGGCAATCATCTCCGCATCGGTGAAGTTATTCTCCCCGCCCCGACAGGTGACGGTGAATCCCACTGCGTCAAAGAGGCCATCCATAGAAAATCCCGCGCCCGAGGTAAGGGTCACGGAAATGATTCTATTGGGCATATCAGGCAATCGCCCTGGAATTATCCTAGCTTGGGTGGTTACATGTTCCTTAAGATATGTGGATAACTTCTTGGCAGTGAGAGCACTCATTACTTGTGATCCTCCGCCTCACGTGGCTGAACAGGAGGACGCCTATAAACTTCTCTACCGTTATCCGTCACCCATGGAGAACCAGAATTAGCCAAAACATCGCCGATATCAGGATCTCTCGGAGCATTCTTTAGAACGAACCCCGCCATCTTCTCAGCGGTGTCAATCATTCCCCGACGCAGATGGGAGCCCGACTCATCGATAACAGAGAGGGCAATCTCTTGCATCAGAGCGGTACTGTTTTCCAGTAATGGTGCACCCAAGTAATGGGAACGTCCAACGGTATGACGGAAAGTCATATTCTGGTGCTGATTTTGAGCATAAATTTGGTCGACATCACAACCGGCAACAACGTTTCCCTGGCCTACTTGCTCAGCCAGAGAATCGATACGCTTAACGAAATCGTCTGCGCCTGCCATTGTTTACCTATACGGAGTTTGCGGAATGGGCTGCGTAGAATACTGGGCCTGCCCCACCTTATCCGGAGAATTTCCACGAGGATACACATCTCTATCTAGCAGGATATCCCCCGGATAAGGGTTAATGACGACAGCCTCGTTCCCTACCTGATCCGGCCCTTCCCCTACATTGTAAATTTGGAGATTACCATTGCCAATGCGATCGAGAATGCGAGAGCAACGATTCCACAGAACCCTTGCAGGAGCGAGTTCACTAGCATACTCACGAGAACCCCGCCACATACCGTCACATAGCACTGCCGCCATATCAGTCGACAGTGAGACAATGATATCAGGAACCGGATCAGGAAGAGGAACGGCGTAAATTCGCCTCAGGACAGAATCAATTTGAGAATCAGCATCTCCAATGGCAAATTCAATTTGTGCATCGTCGAGCATTGCCGGGGTGTAATCCGGATCGTCCCCCAAATGGGGATCGGTCCACCCTCTTAACACAAGGCGAACTGCGCGCACAGTTGAATAAGCCATTTTAATCCCTATCCCTAGGGCCTCTAACTATTGCTACCAGGATGACTAGGAGTATCGCCAGTAGACTGCCGAGGAGTAGGACGCTTAGCAGCACTACCGGATCGAGATTCACGTGCCTTCTGCCTAGCCTTGTCGGCTTCGGCCTGAATCTCGTCTTCCTCGACTAGTGCGGCGTTATCCGATTGCGGTCCCACGTTCGGAGGCGCAACCTCGAAACCCTCTGGGTTGTCGTCCTCGGTGCGATAAATCACGCGCCCATCGGGAGTGGTAGAACCCAAATCCTGACCAGGGTCAATGACGGGATTTCCACCACTACCAATTGAGCGAACCCTTACGTAGTCATTGGACTCAGGGTCTTCCGAGCTACCCGCTGCGACAAACAAACGCCTATCGGCGGGCCCCTGAAGGAATCGCTCGGCAACGTCATCATCGAGAGTGACAACCTCGCCAGGCTTCACAACTTCATACTTGCCCGTCCACTTACCATCTTCACCGATAGCAGTGCGAGTCCAGGCGGCGTTTCCGGTGTAACGAACGTCAGTCATAGTTACCACACCACATTCGCGGAGCCGTCGATGTTCGTAATCTTGCAAACCGCAAGAGGATTATCGACAACCACGAGGTCACGGTACTTGAAATAGGAAGTGTACGTATCGGTCGATTCGTCGAACTTCAGTGGAGTACCCTTCAGTGTCCACTCATTCGCGATGAACCCCATTGCCTTACGCTGACAGACAATCACTGTATCCTGCGGGCAACGCCAGGATTCGAAGACGTCAAGCGTCAGGAACTTCGTCGGGTACATACCTTCGAAAACGACTGTCTTAGCCGTCGGCGCTGCGGCAGGCTGGAACATTCCAGACACTTCAGGACTCTGAATAAGCATGGCAGAGACCTGAGGGTGACAAACTAGGGTGTTAGCTCGATATCCCAGCTTCTCACTGTACTGAGCGCCAGAGACACCCTGCGATGTGAGCTTGAACATCGCCCGAGCGATATCGTACTTAATCTTTGAGACGTTGGGGTCCGTCGCATACCAACCGTCAGTCGTTGCGGCAGAAGAAGCTGCGAAAGACTGAACGGAGGTGTTGCCGAGAACGGCGTTGATATACGCCTTATCCTTACCGGCAATAAGAGTGTCCCGCACCATCTGCATGACGTCTTGCACGCGACCGACGTCATTACGAGTACGCATTTCCTCGGAGAATCGGAATCCGAGACCTTTCTTAGTCGTACCCGCAGTCATCCGAGTACGCATCGGCGCATCGGTCATCGGGTACTCAGCGTACTCCGCAACAATTTCGCCTTCGGACCCTGCATACAGAGCAAGAGTTGTCTCATAGGCAACAGCTCCACCAACAGCGGTGGGACCGGTGCGCAAGAGCTGATCGGCGATATTGGTGTCCTTAACCGACTTAGCGATTTGGTTAGGGACAAAGGTGGGGTTCTTAATCAGATCATTGACAGTCCATTTCGGGCCGTCATAGCTATGCGTGACAGTCTGAACAGCCATTTATATCACGCCCAATCCAGGTTAATCTTGCCACGGGCGCCAGCAACAATTCCCAATGGTTCGATGCAACGACCGATAATTTGGTCGAATGTCGCAGCACTTCCCGTAGAGTTGAGAGTAACCTCACCATTCGCCGCACACTTGACGAGTGCGCCAAAGGGAACGGTAGCCGAAGTTGCGGCAACCTTGAGCTTAAAGACACCCTCACAGGCTACCGCAGTTTCGTTCGGAGGATACTGAGCGTTGACAATGGTATTGCCCCACGTATCCGTGGTATCCGCGTTTGAATAGTCACTTGCGGAAGCGTCACCCATGGCGACACCGAGACAGGTAACCGAAGCGGCGCTTGCAGGCTTAATGCGTCCCGTGGTGCCATCAGGCTCCACCAGCATTCCACCCTTGATATTTCCACCATTAGCAACAGTGGTCGCGCTAAAGGTAAACGGACCCTGATCAAAGGTGGGAAGAAGGCCCGGCATTAGCGGTCCCTCCCATCATTTGTCCACATTGCGTCAAACGCCTCTTCGAGCTTGGTGTACTCTGAATTCTGCTGCGGATCGGTAAAGGAGTGACCCTTCTCATCCGAGAGAACAAGGTAACCCTCGCACTCGTCGAGAATCTTGGTAATAACGTCGGTAGCATCCACGGTGTCACCCTCGGCAAATTCGAGAGTGATTGGGCGGTGCCGCTTCATAACCTTTTCAGCCAGGTCGAGAAGGACCGGAGGAACGCCCTTCGAGAGGTAAGTAGCGCGCTGCGCCTTCCACCTCGTCTGGGCAGCATCCACCTGCATAGTCTCGGCAAGTTCCAAAGCGCGCTGAGAAGCAGCTTCCGCAGCGGCAATCTTCTCCTGTGCTTCCTTGGGAAGCTCTACCTTCTTTTCGACGTCGTCTGCCGACTCTTCCAACTCGTCGTCATCGAGATCATCGTCGAGCAACGCAAGGAGCCTATCGAGCTTTTCCTTGGGAATCTCTACAGCCACGAGGTCATCCTCCGGCTTGTCTTTAGTGATGTCATTCTTATCGTCCTTGGGCTCGTCGATAATCTCCGTGGAGAAGTCGATAGTCGGCCTATTCTTTTCGTCCTCACTCAGCTCTACAGGCTGCCAATTGGCAAGTCCCTTAATGTGGGGTCGAGTTGTTCCACAGACGTGGGAGAGAGCATAATCGTAATGCTTACCGGTGTCCTCTGCGGTGTAGTCCACCTCAATTCGACCGGAAACTCCGAATTTACCAGCACTCTTTCGAATTGTTCCGACAACATTCGGAGAATGTGAGAAATCAAAATATCCGAAGAGGCTCCCATCTTCGCCCATCTCCAGCCTATAGACGTCGCCTTCGAGTTGCTTTCCCTCGTCACCCGGCTTGGGGTGCTCGTTATCAGACAAAGCAAGTACAAAGGGAACGGCGTCGAATGCGCCTCCGTTAAAAGCCTGGATACATGCTGGGTTAATCTTAGAAAAATCTAGAGTTTCTCCCCTATACTTCCTAGTACCGGCCGGAAGAATTTGCTTCTTCCAAACCTTCTTAGTTCCCTTTCCGTCAGCTAGTTCGACTTCAGTAATATCACTGACTACAAAGGGAGATACAGCCGTAGAAGTTGTCACTTTTTCGGCTCACCTGCTCTCCTCAACGCACCGATCATAATATTAGCAGCAGCTTGAACTGCCTCGGAAGCAGTCCTCACTGCCACTCTAAGCCCTGCGGGGCCTTGGACCAAATAGCCTCCTTCAGAACGCTGCACCCACCCGGCATCATTGGGTAACTTAAAGACCTGACCCACTTGCAAGTTAATGACCCCGGCCTCGACAATCCGATGGCCTGCAATCATTTCGGTGGGAGTAAACTTGGAAGCGAATTTACCAGTTCCCGGAGACCGCAGGTATTTAGTTTCGTCAAAGGGACGGTTCGAACCACTCGCTCCCACCCCTCGCCCAACTAATAGAATCTCAGCGAATTCGAGATCGGTAAGCTTCCTACCCCGAACATCGGTAGCTGCGAATCGAGTGCCAGCCTTTTTCTTTTCCCATTCGGCAACAGCCGCACAAGCCTCGGCATTGCCCTTAGCACACAATACCTTCACCCTATTGACCGCTGTGGCAATAGCGTGAGAGATAGACATTCCCTTCTCGTAATGCAGGTGTTTAGCAATGCGCTCGATGAAGTCGGGTAGACCACCTGCTTTATCTACCCAATTCTCTTTTGGGGAGCGATCCAAACCCGGATATACCCTAGAACTAACCAGTAGAATAGCCCTAGCGTCAGTTTCAGATGCTCGTACCGGCTTCTTCTTTTTCTTTCTCTTTCCATCGGGAGTGTTAGTTTGGGTTCCAGAATCCCCAAGACCAGACCTCCCCAATTCCCTGGCTCGCTTATTAATGAGAGCCCTCGCGGCTGCACGCTTCGAAGGATGCGCACTACCAATCCTGTGCTTAGCCTTTTCTAAATACGCGGCGTTAGGAATCGGAAAAGAACCGTCGGGAAGAGCATGGCCTTTCTTAGCCAACTTTCTCCGTTTAGCGGCTCTTTCATTAGGAGGAGTTTTCATTACCTTGCCCCCTTAACAGGACGGTCAGTAGCCATACAGGCTTCACCATCCTCCTTCAGCAGTCGACTCAAACTATCTGTAGGCACATACCCCCGGCCGTTGATACCGTACTTCGGACCCCACGAATTGATCCAGAGTACCACATCGGTCCGAAAGAGTGGATGCTTCGGCCAGACACCGTAAGCCAGGATGCAATGCCCCCCTACCCTGTCTCCCTCCACTGTGACAAGTCCATCGCTTCTAGTTGAGTACATAGAAGCGTACCAGTTGATACCGAGTACCACAGGACCGCGACGAGATAAATGCTGCAATACGTCGTCGATACCAAAGCCCCAATGGTAACTCTTAACGTTCCCGAGCATTTGCATAGTCTTAGCGCCGGCAAGGACACTAGCACCGTCGGAGAAGTCATTTCCCATCTCACGATCTTTGGCGACAATCAAGGGCCAATGTTGATTACACCATTCGGTATTGATATCATATCGATGAGGTGTAGAAGCTAGTTCGTTACCCCAACCAAATGCGACACATCGGCCCTCTCTACCCTGATCAAGAACGTTTACTCCTGGATTCCATACCCTCTTCTTTAGAGGTTTGGAATCTCCCAAAAGGTTGCGAACCCCGTAACTTCTGGACTGGTTGTCAAAAAAGACCTTACGATCCAAAATGGGGTAATCAGGCATTAGCTACCTCGAACGCAATGTAAGGAGTAGCTACTACAGCGGAGCCACTTGATTCATTAGTCACGCTCTGTAGAGCAAACGACGGCTTAATTGGAGTTTGAGAAGATGATACAGGCTCATCGCCCGTCGTGATAGACACCAGGCTGAAAATGATCGGCCAACCTGGACCGGCACCCTCGATAACTCCCCTAAGGGAGATGGTAGGAACGATAAGCAAACTGATAAACGAAACCGCAAAGCGTTGTGCGGTGAGCAAAATGGAGGGAGCGATGACCAGATTGACAGCGGGGAGCGATTGACTAACGCCATCGACGAACAGAGAGGGTGTGACGAGGAGAGCGATAGAGGCAGGAACGTAGCGCGAAGCGTCTACCGCAAGGGTAGGCACAACGGTTAGGAGGAGGGATGCCGGGCTCTGACCGAAGAACGATACGGCAAGGGTAGGTGTGATGGAGAGCGAGAGGGACGCACGCGCCGTGAGGTACCCGGTGACCGTGAGGGTCGGGGAGGCCGCGAGCTGGACGCTGACAGCCCCTATATAGAGGAGCGTCGCAGAGATCGTCGGGGTGATCGTCAGGGAGAGGAAGGCACCAGGAGCAACCAGGACAAGGGAGATCGTTGGAGAGATAGATAGACTAACAGAAGAAACAGCAATTCGGTCCGCTGAAAGCCCAATACTCGGAACGACAGTAAGTGAAACGCTAGCAAACGTCGTCCTAAGGGCGGAGACGGTAAGAGTTGGAACCGCAATGAGAGAAGCACTAGCAAAGGTAGTAAGCGCAACAGTGACTGAAATCGTCGGTATAGCAAATAGAGATACACTGACACTCGCAGTTGCATAAATAGAAACCGACAGCGTCGGAATGGTCGTCAACGAAATAGAGGCGGGAACTGCGCCGATCGTCAAACTCAGAGTAGGGGAGATAGTCAGAGTGACGGAAGCGGGCCGAATCGCAAATATCGTTGCGGAGAAGGTAGGAGTCGCAATTAGGGAAATGGACGCCTGAGGAAGTAGGGCGGCCACTGTTAGTTGCGGGATGGCTATCAGCGTTATCGCTGAGGGGGTGATCCGTTCCGCACTGATTGCTATGCTGGGAGCCGCAATCAGACTAACAGTGGCCGCTGCTTGGAGTAGACCCGAAATCGTTAGTGTCGGTGTGATGGAGAGACTAACGGAGGTTACAGCAGTTCTCAAGCCGCTGACGGTGATCGTCGGACCAATTATTAAGGTTGCCGATGCAAACGTTGTCAACGCCGGAGTAGCGATAGACAACGTGGGACTCACCGTTAGCGCCAGGGAGGTTGGATATGTTAAATAGACGCTAACGGCGAGGCTTGGGGAGATAGTCAGGGAAACCGCGGGGAAGGTTGTCCTGACACCATTTAGCGATATCGTGGGTGTAGCGGTCAGGGTGACCGAAAGCGATATCGTCGTGAAGATGCTAACGGAGAGCGTGGGAGAGATTGTCAGGCTCAGAGACGCCTGTTGGATAGTCGTGGCATTAGCAGTAAGCGTTGGGGTAGCAATTAGGGAGACGCTGGCTACCTCAACCAATCCCGGTGAGGGAATGGCTAACGTCGGTGTAGCGGTTAGAGATATCGAGGCAGGGGTTGTACGGATACCATCGACGGATAGCGTAGGACTCGCAGTGAGGGAAACAGAGGCGAAGGTTGTAACTGCGGGCGCGGCAACCGAAAGAGTTGGGGTCGCGCTAAGAGATATACTGGCGGGAGTCGTTCGAACCGCGTTAAGTGCGATAGTGGGGGATGCGATGAGGCTAAGGGATGCAACTTCGGTAAGATAGGCATTGACCGTCAGTGTAGTAGTGGCGGTTAGGGAAAGAGTGGCAAAGGTTTCTAGGAACGAATCGACAGTGAGAGTCGGAGTAGCGGTCAGGGAAACGGAGCCCTGATAGGTAACGGCACCGCCTGCCTGACTCGCAGTGCCAATCGCAGTGGTAATAGCTACCCACTGCTCAGACAAGCTCAGAGAAACGGTACCCGGTGTGAATCCGGAGGAGGCAGGATAAATCTGCTCTTGGGTGTTCGTCGCGGCCGATGACGTTGTGCTGGCCTGCTGCGTAGTGGAGTTGGAATATCCCGCAGCAGTGCCAAAGTTCTGAGTCGTACCTGCTGAAGAGTCCGTATGGATACTGATAACACTCATATAGTCTTCGACACCCTTAGTAGGTGTCGCAGCGGGAGGAGACGCCAAAGATGCCGATGCACCATTTGCCGCCCACGCCTCGGGATCATCCGCATTCGTTAGGGCCAGCGATATATGCGTCGACTGAACAGAGGCGTCCGAGTTAATTGTCAGTGCATCTGAACCGGTGGCTCGTTTCCACCACACAGAACCTTTATGGTTAGTGGTGGTGCCTTGCGCCATCTCAACGAGTTTTTGCCAACCTGACGACGATGTCGAGGTGTTGACCGTCGCGGTGTCAATGGAGAACGCAACATAGAGAAGCTCTCCTACCTGGACACCGGCAGGCAGGTTAATGACGTGAGTAGTAGAACCGGTAACTTGCGCACCCTGATTGCGCGCTCGAACGGCTGCCCTGGCAAGAGGTATCTGAACAGGTGGCGGCCTGTATACGGGGTGAGTGGGGAAACTCCTGCCGAAGACTGACATTTACTCGTCAAACCATACGTAACCGCGAGAGTTACAAGTAGTGGCACCAGCAGGCGTTGACGTCCTTATGCCAATACGCTGACCGGCCTGAGCGGTAAAAGGCTCCCTGGTCTGAGGATACTGAAGCAAAAGGACCCCACCAAAGGGTTGAATCATCCACTCAGCGAGGGTTTCAATTGCTGTCGGTTCCGTACCCAACGCAATCAGCGCCGTAGTGGCACAAGCAGACGTATCAGCCCCTCCACTGATCTTCACCGGTGTATAGGTAGTGCCGGCAGGGGAGCCAAGTGTCGTCACCCGATACAGCTCAACTGCGAAACCGGCGCCGGAAACGGCAGAGTCGTAAGATATACTAATCTCGACAATTTTAATTGACCTTGACACCGGGTTGAGCAGCCAACTAGATTTTGTACCAGCGGCAGGATGTGAAAACCCACCTTGTTTGACGCAATATATTGTCACAATATCCCTACCAGTTAAAGCTATCAGCTACCGCCACTGAAGCAGGAACAACCATAGGTTTCCTCACAATGGTACGAGGAATGGGTGGTCCCGCTGTATCCGTTGTCAAGGCGCCTGCGCCAGCAGTCAAGGTAAATCCGCCACCGGACTCATCATTGGTCTGCGGACCATTGGCAAAAGAATAGTAACGCTGAAGGTTGGTCCGGCGAACCGGATCATACTGATTAAATTCACAATCAATCTCTGCGGCAGTGAGAGCTGCCGTCCACAACTTCACCGCGGCTATGGAACCATTAAAGAACTGAGTAGTCGCAGTACGACGGTTGGCACCGATACTCACTTCCGTAGGGGTGAATGCTGCCGCTGTACCTACTAAGTTAGACATAGGAGATCCAGCGGCAGCAAAATAAAAGGTGCCAACCGTTCCGTTCCGAACGTAAGCGTTCTTATACCAAGTCCCAACGGTCGCCCCAAAACCGGTGCCCGGGTTAAACGCTCCATTGTGATAAATGAAAGTGTTAGTACCCGTTGCGTCGGTCAGTAACAGCACACAGTTAAGGTCACCACCATCGATAGCAAATGGCGTAGATGCCGCATCTCTATCGACCGCAATCTTCGTCCAACACGTAAACGTCAAGTTACCCGACGGTGGCGTGGTGGTATTGAAGTAATAATCGGTTGCTGAGTCGAATAGAGTGGCACCCGGCATTATACCTTACCAATTACCAGTTCAATGATGGCGGTCAACACCCAACAGGCTAACCCAATACCAAGGAAGTTAGTCCGATGCCAACCTTGAGAAGTTGCCGCGCCAGGACCATAACCGACCACGGCAGCGACAATGAAGAACACCAGGGCCAAAATTAGTAGAATTATGTTAATTGCGTGCATTTCGTCCCCTATGAGGGAGTCTTGGCTAGTCCGGCAAAGACAAACAGATCGGGCAAGGTAAACATATTCCGCTCGACACCACCCCTAGGCGTAATGGTGCTGTCTTCGTCCTTAATGCTGACCTTATTGCCACCACGAAGGATGGATGCCCTGTCAATTTGCATGAGTCGCACGAAAACATCGGCGACAATGCGTCCACCCACAGGGCCGAGGAACTTGCCATTAGTGGAACGAGAGGATTCGGCAAGAATGTAGAACCACATAGGCGTTCCCTGAGCAAATGCAGGGTTATCGCTCAATACAGTGGGATCAATGGGTGTAATACCCATTGCCTTGGCCAAATCTTGACCGTCAGCCATTCCGTAGAAGTCGGCGCGCGTCATATTGCGGAAAGCGAGCACGTTAGAGCCCGTTGCTTCAGCCCCAGGAATGGGCAAGACGAACAGAGAAGAGGAAATAAGCGGGTCAATCTTGCGAGAGATGTTGAGATGGGCCACATTTTCGGGCCTGGTCAACTCCTCGATAAAGTTACCCCAATCGATCTGCCTACCGGCAGGAAGTTGCCGTCCACCACGCAAATCGGGGGCTGTAGGGGAGAAAACCTGGATTTTACCCGTTGTAGTGGTCAATTCGTAGGCACGACGCACCATGGAATGGCCAAATCGGTACGCTGCAACCGAAAACTCGACCGGAGTCATCGGTGTATTGCGGTCACCAGCCTTATAGAAGCGCTTCAGACTCCCATTTAGCTCCCCATTAACGACCGCAGCGGTCACAAAGTGCGGAAGAACCTCGCCCAAGACGATTTCTTGGTACATTCCAACTAGCTTTGCGCGAGCCTGAGCGAAATTCAGGCCAGAATCAATCAATTTGTTGTGCGACAGGAGGAATGCAGTATGGATCTGCGAAATGATCTCGTTTTCATCATTTCGACCCTCAACGAGGATGGCGCTACCGTCTGCATTTCGTGGAAGGTCTACGACCCCATTTGGGTTTGGGTTCTGCACCTTAAAATGAAGACCGTCATTCTCGTAGAGCTGAGGAGATTTGCCGGGTCCACCACCATAAACTGAATCCAGGTCAAACCTAAAAGTCCGACCATTGACTAAAGTGGTCGGATCGACGGGTGCACTAGGTTGTGGAAGAGTATCTAGAGTTAAATCGTGGTCAATGAACTGCCCAAAGTACGTATAGACCGAGAGCATATTAGCATTGTTCTCAGAGTCCGCATTGGGATCGAGCATCGTTTGCGCTAAATCAGCCAGGTCTTGCGGTTGAGGACTAGTAAATGGCTCAAGGTCTTTGAACATAAATCCGAAATGCGACGACGATGTCTTTGCATCATCGATTCTTCCTTGAGCAAGTGCTTGGGGCGCGACCACCCCCACCCCGACGAGAACAGTAAATAGGATGGTGAGTAGCCTACGCATTTATTACCCCATTCCGAGCACAATCGCAGCAGCGGCGAAACTCAGGGTGTCACCCGATGCCGTTGTGCGAGATGCAGCCAAGGTGCCATAGAACTTTCGAACCGGAGTACCAGTGCTGTCCGTTGCGTCAATAGACGTCACGGTCGCCACCGGCATGTTTGTATAAGAAACAACAGTGTTATTCGTAATCTGACGAGTAGCCGCCGCATTCCACGTGGTCACGCCCTGCCCACCGGCGACATAACCTCCACCACTTACCTCAGTACCCGCTGAAGTATCGCTTCCCACCGCAGTACACAGCTTGACCTTAATGGGAGATACCGTCGCGGAGTACGTTGTCTTACCCACCAGGGCTTCGAGATACCTATTAGCCTCGGCGGTATCGAGAACGGCCATTTACCTCACCTTTCCATCTCGTAGACGTTATCCGAGGTGAAGATTTCGGCCTGCTCATCGACTGGCTTGTCTGCCTCGGCTACAAGGCTCTGCCAAAGGTCCTCGTCTTTCTTCCCATCGGGACCATGACCTTGCGCAACGGCATCGAGAACGTCTTTACAGATCGGGCAGCCCATCATGGCGTGGCAATCAAAGTGGTAATAAGCCACATTGCCATCCGCCAAAGCAACCTGATCCCTCGGAGCCTTATCTGTCTTGCCACAAGCAATACAAACTCGATCAGGTCGAACGTCGTAGCTCTCTTCCACGCCTTCTGGCATGAATTTTCCCTTTCGGATCAGGCAACCGTCGGTTGGACATAGCAAGGGCCGCGAATACCCATTAATTCGCGGCCATCGTCGTCATTTATTACTCTTATTCCAAACGTAACCCTCTCGAATTCCCAATCATCGCTTACATCACCGGGTATTCTTACTACTAGAGAGCCATTTTGAGGTAGAAGACCCGTATCACCCACGGGAAAAGTGTAAAGTGGAGTCTCATCGTTGTCGGTAGTCAGACAAATCTTGCCTATGAAGGTGAATCCAGTTCGAATATCAATGGGAGTGCCGGTTACGGGGTCTCTGGCAGAGAAAACCACCTCATAATCGCTGCCTTGAACCACGTCCATTTCGAACCACATGACAAATTACCTACCTCTTTGCTGCCTGGTAGGCTGAGACTTCTTCCTTGCTGGGAGCTGGGTCCTCTTTTTCGCTGCTTTAGGACTATTCACTACGCTTTGCGATCCCGTTGGAGCAGGAGGAGCACTCGAACTGGAACCCGGAGCGGGACCTATGGGAGAGGGAGCAATCTGACCAGTCGCTTGCGCGTGCTGCACCATCTGAGTCGCTATCTCGGTCTTCTTTCCCAACTCTTGAAGTCCACCGGGAGTATCAGTGCCCTCTTCCATCGACTTCTTTACTTTTCCCTGATCCAATTCCAGAAGAGTTGCCACACGAGACTGAAGCTCATCGTAAAATTCAGGATCGACGTTCGCACCCGTTGAAGCGACCGACTTAAACATATCCAGAACTGCAAGCTCATTTTGCTCAGAGAGTGGACCAAATTGGAAAGTCGGGCATGGAGCCGCATTGCCATAGTTATAACGGACCAAATCAGCAACGACACCATTAGTAATCCACCGTGCCATATCCTTCGCCACCATTCGACGTGCGCGAAGATATAACTTTGACTGGCTTTCGGCAAGAGCATAGGAACCCTTACCACTCGCCGCCATGCTCGATAGGTCATTGAATCCGGCCATAATCGAGTTGGACATCTCAGAGTCGAGGAATCGAATCGCTTCGAGATATCCAGCCGCACCATGCCCGCCAGATTCGAACGGAGTGACCGTCGTATCCTCTCGGAGTCCCACCACTCCCTTAGACCTCAGGGTGGCTACTTTCTTCGCATCCCTTACTGCCTGAGTGTCATCGGGGTTTTTGACAATAGTCTTGGGCAGGTAATTCTGATCGAGGAACTGATACCATAGCCAGCGAAGCTTTCGCTTGGTAATATAGCACCAGTAAGGCACGCGCATCGATGAGATGCCATGGAGCGGATCGCGCCACGTTCCATGGATATAAATGAATGCCCGAGCCATGGGGACCCAAATTCGCTGTCCCTGTGGGAAAAGCTGAGGAGTCGGCTCGTACTTGATCGGAGTCTGGTAATATCCTCTCAGATCAGAGTTCTTGGCGTCATAAGCAATCTCGCACGTCTCCAAAGGACGCCAGGCGAGTTTATCATAGACGACCTTGCCTTTATTCTCCTTAAAGACCTTCTCGAAGACGGCTTTCTTATCAGTGAAGGCCATCGTCATTTGACTGATTAATTGCTCAACGGTTGTACGTGGTCCGCCCTGGTGCGGAAGGTCAGTCAATGCATCCAAGACGAATTGACGAATCTCATCGGCTTTCCCGCCGCCTTCGGTAGATCCGTCTTCATTAAGGGAAGCAGCAATTTCCCACGGAGCGGAGACGATGGGATAGGTTAGCACCTGCTCAATGCTGGCAGCTTTGCCATCAGTATCGAGCATTTCATGGTATTCAATTCGGCCCGGCTCGGGATACTCGAAAACCTTACCAGCATCGTATCCACCGAAAGTGTCATTCCACGCAAAAGAGGAACCAAGCTCTCCCATGGGAGGTGGTTCGTCGTTTAACTCATCTTCTAGGTAACTCGTTGGGAATGTCACTTAGTACCATCCGGCTAATGATGTATCTATAGATCCAGGCTGCGTAAGCGTAACCTCTAAACTCGGTTCATCCGGTGCTGTCACCCAATCCACCGTGCCGTAGACATCATCCACCTCTGAAGGCGCCTTGTCTACCCAATCGAAAGTCGAATCTTCAACACCGAAAGACTGATTAGCCTGAAGCCAATTCCCAAGGATTACCGAGTCGCCACGGTCAGGAGAACGACCCAGGCGTTTCTTAACTTCTTTCTTGGTTTCAATGACCAGCTTTCCACCAGCCATGGTCGCCCAACGCGGAGAGCTGAGATCAGCCGCTAACAACTCGCCCGGTGGCAAACAAAGGGTCGCGCCCTTCGCAGGGTCAAGAGCCTCACGCAATCGCCACGTAGCGGCAGCACGAAGGTTATAAAACTCAATCTGCCCAGACTTATCGCGAAGATGAGTCCTATTGCCAGAGTTAAAGGGAAGCGCTGCCATTCCCCTGGCCCTAAGCTTATCGTAGACACCGGCACCTACTCCGTTAGTGTCGACGATTGCTGTAGCGTCCTCATGCTCTAGAACGCGCTCGGCAGTTGCTTCAGTATCTCCACCAGGATAAACGTCAACAGAAGTGAAGACATTTCCCCAACGATGGGCGAAAGCTGTTTTGTCCCCTCCATAGCGGGCGACGTCCACTCCGAGAAGATGACGACCCGAAATAGGCTTGCCAGCGTCTTCCCATTCCTGATAGCGTTCCTGTGCGCGATGAATCCACGCAAGGGGAATGGTGGACATTTCATCGACTTCGGGGAATTCCCCAAGTACCTTAGAAGTCCAGGTCGCAGTTCCGCGCCCGACTTCCTTTGACATAAAGTCTACCCACGAGTGCTGAGTAAGCTTTCGACGAGCTTCCTCGGTGACTTGCTCACCCGTGAAGTTCGGACTATCAAATACGGAAATCTGGATGACATTCCAGTCCGTACCTGGACGACAGACCTTGGAGAAATAACTTGAAGGATCGTCGGGGTTTCCGATTGCAATGATCCGGTTATTTTCGCCAGTCGCCATCGAGATAGCTGCAATCCACAGCCATTCGTCGACACCGCAAGCCTCATCAATGATGACCAAGAGATTATCGCGGTGAAGTCCCTGGAAAGCGTGCTTATCGTAATCTTGAGGCTTTCGCCCGAATCCCACTTCAGTATCGTCGATAATCCAGCGATTTGCCCGCTGTACTTCGCCCGCAAGTTGGGCCTTCCGATGAATCTTCCGAATTTCTTCCCACATAATCGCTCCGACCTGACGAGAGGAAGGAGCGGTCGAAATAACAAGAGTATCGTCAACAGGATGGGTATCAACCCACCATGCGGCTAAATTGGAGGTCGTAAATGACTTTCCAACGCCGTGGCCGCTTTTAACTGCGGTAAATCTGTTTTTCTGAACTGAATAGCAAATCTCTCGCTGCTTTGACCATAAACCAACGCCAGTCTTCTTCTTTACCCACTCAACCGGGTCGCTGGGAAGAATTCTCGACTTTAATTGGTCGAGTGCATAGGCTTTGGCGTCAAATTTAGTGGCTCTGGGCATAAGGACTCGTCACCGTGCTATCCACGATGCGATGGCCGTCGGCAGAGTCCAACTGCTTATGCGCATAGACGTCCACGCGGCCAGAAAGGTTCGCATCACGTTCCAAAAGCTCCAACAAAAGGATCTGTGCCTTTTGGGCGCGCTCATCATCCAAACGCAGCTCATTAACGACCGACATAACCATTCGAATCATCATGTCGACCTGAGCCTTGCCCAATGAGACCATCTTATCCTGAAGAGACACCTTGCTCATAGCCCCAAGGTGCTTGGAAAGCCTATCGAGCGCCCTTTCGTAGATTGAAACCTCACTGCGGAGTTGTTCTTGACCGGCACGGTCCTTATAGCGATATTCGTGCTTATCTAAGGTGTCCATATTGTCTCTGGACTCGTCGACCCACGTTTGAATAGTTGTCAAGGCATCGGCCATACGCTCCAAAGCAGTAGTGTGATAATCCTCCTCGGGAATCTCCTTTGCCTTCTCGATTGCCCTCTCCACTTGGGAAGGCAGAGTCAATTGTCCCGCGCGAATGACGTCCATAACATGCGCGCGCCCACGCGGAGTATCGAGGTGCTCAGGACAGTATTCGTAATCGAGTGCTCTCTCGTTTGGGCAACCTCGACCGCTGCTTCGGAGGTCATAGCGGCACAGGTACATGGGCGCATCCTACCATAGAGCAATTAGGAATGGCATTGTCTGAGTCTTCCCGAGCGTCCTGTTGATCGTCCACTGTGGGCACGATTTCAAGATCACGAAACGTGGATGTTCGTCCACAGTGGAATGATCATGCAGCACTGTCCGGTGGCGGCGTAGACAAAGGCGAAATCCTTGGAGGAGTTGGAATGATGCCGCGACTTTTTGCAGCGTCATAAAGCAAATGAGCATCCAATCGCATCCAGAAAGTGCCAATCAGTGGCATATTGATTGGAGGATCGAAACGAAAACCTTGAAGGTCGAGAAGGTCTTTCACAAAGCGAGCCTGCCTCGATGACAAGCCATGACGCGCTCGATACATGGAAACCTCTTCAGCATTACCTGCGAAAACCAATTCATACTCTAACTGCACCACCGCTACTCCTCTCGAATTAACCGCGGTCGAAAGTCACGAAAGGATTCTACCACCGCCAAACCGAAAGGCCCAGGCTCTGAGAGGCTCTGGAATCAAGATCAAACCGGACACCCTCACTGCT